GTGTCGTTTCCACGGTTTACCATTGTCTGCGCTAGTTGCGCTTTTATTAGAAAAATCGCTTACAGCTACAAAAACACCATCACCGTGTGCAATATTAAGCCATCCATTGTTAATACAGTCGTAATCGTAAGACATTCTATTCCTTTTAGTTGAATGAAGTGCAGAACATTGCATCCGTTCCTTAGCATATTACAACATTCTGCTAATGATAACTATTATGTTAGTTTAACATACTCTGTTATGTCCACGTTACACCATTGTCTGTGCTTCTAACACAAGTTTTAGACGAACAACTTAAAGCAACAAAAACACCATCCCCGTATGCAACACTATACCAGTCACCAGCAGGCATATCGTGTTGTGTCCACGTTACACCATTGTCTGTGCTAGTTGCACATGTGTTAAACGAGCAACTTACAGCTACAAAAACACCATCCCCGTATGCAACACTCTCCCATCCATCATCAGGCATGTCATGTTGTGTCCACGTTACACCATTGTCTGTGCTTCTAGCACAAGTTCTATAAAAAAGATTAATAACTACAAAAACACCGTCCCCGTATGCAATACGCCACCATTCTCCATTAGGTATATCGTGTTGTGACCATGTTTTACCATTATCCATGCTAGTTGCACATGTGTTCCCATACAAACATGTGACTATAAAAACACCATCCCCGTATGCAACACTATACCAGTTGCCAGCAGGTATATCGTGTTGTGTCCATGTTTTACCATTATCTGTGCTTCTAGCACAAGTGCTAGAATCACAGTTTACAGCAACAAAAGCACCATCTCCGTATGCAATACCCCTCCAGTTGCCAGCAGGCATGTCGTACTCTGTCCACGTTTTACCATTATCCGTGCTAGTTGCACATGTGTTAGACGAAGAAGAAACAGCTACAAAAACACCATCCCCGTATGCAACACTCTCCCATTCTCCATCAGGCATGTCGTGCTGTGTCCACGTTTTACCATTGTATGCGCTAGTTATGCTTTTATTAGAAGAATAGCTTAAAGCTACAAAAGTACCATCTCCATATACAACACCCCCGTATACAACATTGATCAATCCGTTGTAATCGTAAGACATTTTGTTTCCTTTTAGTTGTTTGAAGTGCAGAACATTGCATCCGTTCATCAGTAGATTACAACCTTCTGCTAATGCCAACTATTATGTTAGTTTAGCGTACTGTGCTGTGTCCACGTTACACCATTATCCGTGCTTGTGATACTTGTGCTAGAAGCATAGTCTACAGCAACAAAAACACCATCCCCGTATGCAACACTATACCAGTCGCCAGCAGGCATATCGTGTTGTGTCCACGTTACACCATTGTCTGTGCTAGTTGCACTTGTGTTACCATGCCTGCTTATAGTTACGAATGTACCGTCCCCGTATGCAACACTATACCATTTGCCAGCAGGCATATCGTGTTGTGTCCACGTTACACCATTGTCTGTGCTAGTTGCACATGTGTTAGCATAAGAAGAAACAGCAACAAAAACACCATCCCCGTATGCAACACTGTACCAATCTCTGTCAGGCATACTGTGTTGTGTCCACGTTACACCATTATCCGTACTAATTGCACTTATGTTAGACAAATCGCTTACTGCAACAAAAACACCATCTCTGTATGCAATATTATCCCATCCTCCATTAGGCATGTCGTGTCGTGTCCACGTTACACCATTATCTGTGCTTGTAGCACTTGTGTTAGAAGAACGGCTAATAGTCACAAAAACACCATTCCCATACGCAATATTAAGCCATCCATTGTTAATACGGTTGTAATCGTAAGACATTTTGTTTCCTTTTAGCTATTAACATATGCTGTACTAGGTTGTTCGTTATAACAACCATATTATCCATTATTTAATATCATCAAGGACTATAATAGTCCTTTACTTAAATAGGCAATTTGCAGCGGTTAATAGACACATTTCAAGAATTGTGCCATCGATGTCATAAGAAGGTACAAACAAACTTCTGGTGATCTTGTATCTGACGCGATTTAAAATTACATCTACAGATGTTGCATCATAGCAGTGAACCCTAATGTCTTCCAATGAGACATGATTGATACACTCAATAATCTGCTCTACAGTATATGTGTTTTTTGCATCACTCATTATTGCTTTCCTCTTTATAGTAATCCATTTGATCAGCTTCCCTGACTCTGGATAACTCAGAACGCTTGTTGTACCTATCTTTTACACTGATTCTGTAAAGTGTTTTTTGTACTTTCTGTTCCTTGCTTCGTTTGCTATTTTTAAAACTCTGCACAAGAATCCTAATCTTTTTTGTATTTAAGAAGGTAGTCAACGGATGTTACTTTAAACCTGTTGTAGTTGTCAATTGATTTAAGAACAATCCCTTTTAATAGGTGAGATATTGTGAATTGTCTGAATTGTTGCAAGTTTACGCATTGGCTCTCCAAATATATTAAGTCATGACTGGTACGAAGCAATTCATATTTAATGAACATCACACCAAGTCCCATTGTAAGCTGCTTTACCTTTTGCTGCAAGAGGGATAGAGAGATTTAAAATCTCACCTACTTTCACTATAGCATTCTCAGTGATTGACAGAATTTCATCTTGTATACCATTCTCTACTTCCCATGAATACTCGTCATGGAAGTGAGAAACTCGTTTCACTTTCTTCCCTTTGTAAAGGTAGAAAGGTCTACCAAGGGAGTCTATATGCAACTCCCCAAGGTAATTGTCAATTATGCAAGAGGCGTAGCTCATGACTATTGCACCAAGCCCTTGCCCAAGACAAGACAGTAGAACATTCTTTCCTCTTACAGAAACAAGTCTACCATCAATTGCAGGTATAAACCTCATTTTACCTTCAGTTGCAAAATACTTCTCCACATGCTCCTTAAGCTTTCCAAGGCCTACGTTAGTCTCCCAGTAGTTATTATAAGCCTGCTCTCCTTCTTTTTTAGATAAACCAAGAGAAGATGCAAGCTTAACAGCACCACCTCCGAAGGCTAATAAATATGCCCCCGTCTTAGCCTTGTTTCTCCAAGGCTTGAATAATGGGTTTTCATTAAGTGTTGTATCATTTCGGTTAAAAATTTCTTCCAAGTGAGGAAAGAATGCAAAAGCGTTACTGCTATGAATGTCGCCGTTTAAGTTAAGGTCTGCAAAAAATCCGTTATCATACTTATAGGTATAGTGCGACAGTGTTCTGTTTTCAAGTGCTGCAGCATCTGTTCCAATGTACCAGTTACCGTAATCAACACAGAACAAGCTTCGCATCTCTGCCCCTAAAAGAACCTTTACATCGGCTTTAGGGCAGTTTACAACAACTTTGTGTTTAACTCTTGACGTTGGTGCATATCCGCTTATTTCAGCAGACAATCTTCCATCAAAATCAAGTCTCCAGTTTTTAAGCCAACCCTCAACAACACCTTTTCTGTTTCTTAATGATAAGTATTTAACAATTTTGCTTGGTATTTCTCCCTCAATCTTTAGAAGATTAGGGCAAATATTACCTTGATGTTGAATTTTTGGTGTTGTTTTTATTAATCTCCCACGCTCGTCCCTTAAAGGCTTGTTATTAGAATCTTTCTTAAAATTCCAGTGATCATCAGAAGGTGTCCACCCGTTTTTTATAAAAAAATCTTTTAATTCTGTATTATCAGAAATTTCCATAGGAAGTTTAACTGGGAATACACTGTTTGCAATAAGAGGTGCAGAGATACCTTTTGCGTACACAATTCCGTCAATTAACTCTGCATCGATTTTAAGTAGCCATTTATTAAGTGTTGCAGACATTTCACCTGACGTTGTAAACGGTTTTGCAGGCATTTTATAGAAGGCTAACTCTGTACCTTTAAGCTCTCTTGGAGGAAGAAGCGGGTCAACCTCTTGTTTAAGAACAAGCATTTCTTGCTCAATTCTTAAAACAAGCTCTTTTGCAAATTCTTTGTCAAACTTTACACCAGTGTAGGACTGGGCACTAAATAGCCAGTAGTCTTTTTGCATCTGTCTGAATGACGGGTGTAGCCAACTTTCACCGTACATTTGTGTGCCGCATTTCCAAAGATAATTAAAAACATCATTAAGTGCAAGAACATCTGTATCGCAGTAGGAGTCCATAAGTGGATGGTAGAAAGAGAACTCGTGACCTTTTTTATCGTCTTCTGATAAATCTCCTAGAAGAATAAGCTGCTCTCTATATTCCATCTTTGAATGGTCGTTACCGCTTGACAAAAATGCAAGTGAGTGGCTTGACTGGTTAGGATGCAGATACATACTCAACACATACGTGTCAATAAACTGAACGTGTTTTACGCCTAAAAAGTCCTTACCGTTTTTTCCGACTCTTGGCACAATGTCTAGTATTTTCCAAAGCATCCATAAATCATATCCGATACCGTTGTGTGAAACAACAAGGCTTCCGTCTTCAAACGAGTTTACCCAATTCATTATCAACTCTTTTGCTTTTTCATTACCAATTTCAAAAGGTTTGACAGATAAGGTTCTACTTCCATCTAAAGACGTTAAACGGATATACCATATTTTCGTACTTTGTAAGTATAAACCATCTGCCTCAATATCAAATAACCACCCACTTGGTGCATTCACACTATTTTCCGTTCTTATATATAAAATCACAAAGAATATTGCAGCATTCCTTATGCCAGTTTAACCAGTCAAGGTATGTTCCTTTCTTATTGAAAGGAAGGGTGATAAAGCTTACCTTTTGCTCTTTAAAATCCTCACTGCTAAACTTCTTCCTAGGGTCATTGTTAGACTCATAGTCTACACCTTCTGCATACCACTGTGCAATCACAACATCAAACAATCCTAGGCTATTACCAGCTTTGATAATAGGTTCAACTTCTTCCTTAAATCCTCCGTCAGTAAGAACAAAAAGTAGACTGTGACTCCTTGATGGAAGGCTTGTGTTTATTTTGCTAATGATTGAATGTTTTACAGCATTTCCAAACACACTGTCACCAAACACTGGCTTAACAAGCTCTTCACAAACTTTTACGATAAACTGCCTCTGTGAGATACCGTTTAACTTTACCCAAGGGTAATCTTTTAAGTCAGAATAGTACCTATCTTCCCATTCCTCCTTCGATATTCCAGCAATATCTCTCAACGTGTCAATTATACGAGAAGGGTACTTTTTGAAGGAAGATATACTAGGAACAACATTCTCTATGTGTTTACAAATATTTAGCCTAATGTATTCTGCTAAGGAGTCTTTTCCAGCCCTAGGCGGGGCGTTTAGGATGAGAACAGTGTCCTTGTACGGTTTCATATACTACTCGCTTATCTCAATTTGTTTTGTGTCTATTCCTGCAAGTGACAGCATCAGTAGTCCTTCTGTCTCTCTAAACACTTCAGAATAGACAACACGTTTAACCCCAACCTCTATTAGAATAGAAGCGCATGATTTACAGGGAGAGTGCGTAACATATAGTGTACTTCCAACAAGACTTATACCCTCTTTCGCTGCCTTTAGAATACCATTTAGTTCTGCATGAATTGTTTCTTTTTTTGTAACACCTTCCTCTTCACACACATTTCCAAGAGGTCTTGGTAGCCCGTTTACGCCGCCCAGAACAACGTTGTTCTGTGTAACGAAACAACATCCTACTTTTAGTCGTTCTGCCTTACTGATTCTAGAATATAGTAAGGCAATTCCTATATACATGCTATCTTTTTCATTGAACATATTATTCCTACACGATAGGTAATTCTACACAAACAGTGTCTTTTAATACTACGCAATACTTTATATAAGACGTATCATTAGCGGCTTCTTCGTCTAAAACATCGTTGTAGATGTCTACATATTCGTTAAGATTAGTGTGGTGTTTCAAGTTTTTGACAACGTTATCTTTCAAGCTACGGATAATTAAAGAACTGTTATCAAGATGCCTATCCTTAAAGTAAGTGCAAAGAATATTAAGGCTGTTTTCCACCTCCTCTAACAATGTATGATCAAATCCATTGCATAAATTAAACTCTTTTGTTGTTAAAACATAACCACTGAAAGAGTCCCCATGCAAACGCACTCCTAGCAAGTTAATATCATCCAACCTTGAATCAAAGTCAATGGTCATTAAATTAAACTTAATCTCAATGTATGCAATTAAGCCATTATTATTTAATAGTGAATTGCAAACACTTTTTCTTGCTTCAGAAAAAAGGGCTTTTTCTGCAGCGTATAGAGAGTCTTCAAGTCGTATCTCGCCCTCATATCGCAGTTTTGCAATACTTGCTGATACATATTCTGTAATGTTATGGTTTATAACCAAGTCTTCAAAAGATTTTGTAGTTTTTAGCATAGTATATACTCATTTTTAACAGTTTATAGGTTACTCGTAATATTAAATTGACATCCTCCCCCGCCTAAAGACGAGGGATTCCTACGGCGGGGTGAGGTAAGGCGGGCACGGTCAGATCGGTTACGCGGGGGACTCCTGCAAG